GCTGCTAGTAAATGAACATTAGCAATAGCTAATTCATCTGTATGCGCTCGTAGCTTCATATAAGCTTCATTCAAAGGATCAGTTGCCATCTTTAACAAGCTCCACAAATTCAACATCTGACTTTTTGTAATAGACCGGCTCTACTGCTAATCTACTGTTTGGGTTTCGTAGTGAAACAACTCTTTGATGTACTTCTACAACTCTATACTTCGTAAGTGCGCTTGCTCCATATAGCTTTACAAACCATACTTGACCAGGTTCAATCACAGGCTTAAACTTTTTACTGTTATCAAACATAATAGCTCCTTGCGTAAAAAAGCCCCCAGTTAAAACTGGGGGACATAAAACCTAGCAGCAGGTCTCTAGAAGAAGCAAGAGAGACCTGCCCTGGTTTTTACTTTAGATTGACAGCCTCAAATGAGGAACTGGATCTATTACGCGGCTTCCTTGGCCTTCTTTTCAGCCGCCATCTTGGCACGATAGGCAGCCAGAGCTTCCGCAGCCTTAGGCGGAATCTGACGCTTTTCAATGCCAGCTTCAAATGCCTCGAGAACAGCTTCCTTATTGGTAAGAATCCATTCAGCAAGCTCTTCATTACCTTCCGAAGCAGCCGCCAGAGTATTACGAGCAGCAGTAGCCTTTTCTTCTTCAGTCATACGCTTGACTGACGGCCAACGGAATGAATCCATAATGGCTTGGGCATGCTCAACAACAAAGGTGAACTTAGGATTGCCGGCTTCTTCAACAGCCTTCAGGGCTTTAGCAAGCTTTCCATGCTCAACCTTACTAACACGACGAATAGTGCCAGTCTCAAAGGCCATTTCTACGGTTTCTTGGTTAGCGATTAACCAGTCAACCAGCTCAGCATTATTCTTTGTGAGCTTATTCAGAGCTTCACGAATCTTCGGAAGGCGAACGTGATCTTGCGCTTCCTTCTTAGTAGCAAAGACCTTACCATCAGGCGTTACAAACGCTGCTTGTACGATAGACATCGATTTTCCTTTGTTTAAAAAATTGATGGAGAACGTCTCCATCTCTTCCTCTGAGATTCAGGGTTAATCTAACGGGATAGTCCCGCCAACGGCTATGACAGACAGAACCCAACGACTGTCGCCATAGAGCCCCAGGAAGGTACCAGGTTGGACGCATACGCCACGACTGGCACCCTCCCCTAGCGCCCCTATTTCGGTGTAGAACGGAGGCACCCTGGGCCACTCTTCTTCATTTATTTTTTAAGTTTATAAATAAGCATATTTGACCCCAGCCAATACCCTAGTGGATTTATAGCAGTGCCATTTTCTTTATTTATACGACGAATCTTAATAATGTATTCTGGTTCTTTAGCTTCCTCCTTTGAAATAGTTAGTGTTACTATAACATCTTTATCAAAGTATATATCCATTTACAACTGTGCTAATGAGTGTTTATTATCTACTCTAAACCCAGCGGCGTTAAGATGACCCCCTCCACCGTATTTAGAGGCAATTTCTGAAACATCTACTTGCCCTCTGGCTCTTAAACTAAAAGTACGTCCTTCTTTTGTGTCATGGTACATTAATACAAAAGGCCACTCGCCCCTCTTACCTGATAGCATCTCCGAACCAAGATCGCTAACTAGCATTCCTGGACAATCAACAAGAGGAATATTGTAACCTTCAAAATTAATTACTCTTGATGATGACTTAATAATAGAATCAATTACATCCGTTCTATATCTAATAATCGCCTCACCTTCTTTAATTAATTCATTCCTTCCCTTTTTTGTATTTAATCTTTTGTTAAGGAAATCATAAGAGACAATATTGCGAGGATATGAATACAATGCAGTATTTATCTCTTTAGAGTTATCAAGTTCAAATTTCCATAGATCTCTGTCTTGTATATATTGAATTAAAAGTGGAGGTTTCTTTGTACCATGGTAAGCTTTCCATGCAATCATTGCACCTGAATGTTGTAGTGTAGAGTGAGAAAGATTTAGATTAAGAATTTTTCCTGGCAAATCCCAAATGTCATCAAGAGCTGATTTATGATGGTCTAATACTGCCACTCGTTCTGCATATTGACACAGCACTTTCAAAACATCTCTTTTTGGACAGAAGTCTAAGAATATAACATCTTTCTTATAAATATCCGGTAAAGGACCGCCGTAATTAGCTTCGTAATAAGAAGCACTAGCGCCAAGAGCAGACCAGACAGCCCATGCAGCACCAGTTCCGTCAGAGCAATTTCCATGATAAATAAAGATAGAATTAGACATCGTAGTACTGTTCTTTCATTTTCTCAAGAATTTCAACAGCTATATTAGACCAAGTTTTTGAAGATACGAAATTATTTTCTGGCATTGGGTTGTCTTTTACAAATTCAGAGTATCTTTGGATAGCTAATAAAATGAATCCTTGTGTTAATTCACCATATTTTGAATACTCCATTAAGTCAGTCACAAACTCAACATTATTTTTTCTCTTCATATACGATATCCATTTTACTAGGATGTTGATTGCTGATATAGCAACCATCCCTAGTGTATTGATGTAATTCACCCCTTTCATCTAGAAAGACTAAGGGGTGACTCTCATTGGAGCTATAGGCAACAAGTGTTACTTTTATATTGCCCTTAGTCAGAAAAGAGTCACCTAACTTCATTCAAAAATCTCGTCTAATAGTTTAGCAATATAAGTAGAATCAACTTTCTCTTTTGTATTTTCAAGAGATCTAATCAGCTGCCACATGTAAGCTTGATCCACACCAATAAGCTGATCTCTTAGCACTTGATGATTTTTGAGATCCAGTTCATTTACCTGCCATACCATCTTCAAGATCTGGCCTGCAGTGATTCTCCATCCTCTTTCAATAAACTTCCGAATACGGAAAAGAGATGCAATTGGATAGAGACTCCCATTATAGACAAGTGTTTTACTAAGAATACATTCTAATGCTTCTCTTGGTAATTCAAGTGTGTCAGTTTTGTAATCATAGTAGCACATTGTATGTGCAAAGTCAAAATTCTTATGGATCTCTTCTGGAGTTCCATAGAACCTAATTATGATTTGTATTTTATGGTTTAATGTAATTGCATTCTGAGACAAGAATACAGGTACATATTTCTTATCTGTAAGCTCTTTCTTTAGATCTTCAGCTGTTGAAATAGGATCCTTTTCAAACTCATCAGTAAGCGTATCTTCCTTAAGTGAGGATATAAAGTTATCTGTTGTATACTCTTCTTCACTTTCGAAATATGAGTACTCTATCTGTGACTGTGAAGCTACACCTGCAGACTTTATATAGATTACAAGTCTACGTTCTACTTCACCTCTTATGTTCTTAATCTCTTCAATTTTTAAATCTGGCTTGTAGGACTTAACTCCAGACTTTACAGTTAATTCTTTTAAAAGATTAAAAAGAGATACGTAAAAGGATGCAACTCGTGTAGCTGCTTCGAAAGTCTTAAAGTAAATATCATAATCATTTGGAGAGTCACCTTGTAACAGAGATGTAATCGCACCACCACTTACAATTACATTATCTTTCACAAGAGTTTGCATCTCCTTCTCTTTAAAGGTATTGTCTACCCAATGGTCTATCTTATTGCGAATAATTTTCTTAATCGTACCTGTCTTAAATCCCATCATTACTCCTTAAAGTCCATTTCATCCCTGAAGCCAACTGCTCTTGGAAATCTAGGAAGATCTTTCATTCCATATGTCATAAACCTAAACTTAAGATATTTATATTTAAATGTATCTTGAAACTTCCACACAAACTTTCTTTCATCATGTGTGAATTGTCCTGGTGCAACTTTTAGCTCTTGTTCTTTATACTTTACAATAAACTTTCCAAGAGTGTCAGCTGGTACCATTCCTTCTTTCTCATACGACCTTTTTGCATAGCCAAGTTCATCTATTTCAAGAGCGTTAGTATTTGTATACTGTTCTTCAAAGCCGATGATCTGCGCTTCATCTTCTTGGAATCTTTTGAGTTTATAGATAATACCTTCTCTCCATGTAGCTCTACCATTCTTGTAAGAACTAATGGGGGACCTCATCATAATACCTTCAAATCCCATTGCTAAGCAATATTTTTCATACTCAATAAGCTCTTCTTCATCTTCTACCAACTGCTGTTCTACAAGCCTTACATGTCCTAATAGATTCTGACGCTTTAATACATCATATCTCTCAAAGAACGGATGATGAAGATAATCAGGATGAGTATAGTCAAAGACATAAAAAGCAAGATCTCCTGGTTTACCTTCTGACATTACATGGCTAAGAGTTCGATTATAAACATTTGAGTCAATCTTGCCTTCAATCAGCTCCCCGTCAAAATGCTCATATTTTCCGAACTCTTCCTGTACCTGATAAGAGGGTAGCATTTTTCCAGTTCTAGAGAGTGCAACACCTCCTTTAATTAAACATCTGATACCATCATACTTTGGTGAACAAAGCAAAGGATATCTTAATTCTTTAAAGTAATTTGGATACCTTAGGGGGTCTTCACCAGGTGCAAGTAGTGGTCTAAACATTTACTTTAAGGTTGTTCCAACCGTCATGTTATCGGCGACCAAGGAAATTGGGTAATTCTTTGCCTCTTCTGCTAGAAGTTGAGTAAACATCATTATAATACCCTGAATTGCAGCAATATTGGCAGGAGAACCTGTTTGTGAATTCACAAAATCTCTATATAACTGATTACCACGATCAAACTCTTCTTTAGTCATGTATACCTCTAATCAAAAAAGATTACCTTGTCCACCATAGTCTTCATCAGTCCCCATTCCGGCAGATGCTAATGCTGATTGATGGTCTCCATCCATTTCGCCAGGATCTGGATCAAAATCTCCATTGTAAGAATCTAGAGCTTCATCTAAAGCTTCGCGAGCTGTCCTACATACACCAAGAACTGAAGATCCATCGTTCTGTGTCATGGCCCATGCCCAATCTCCATAATCGGTTAACTGTAAAACAATTTTAGGATTACTCACCTTCTACCTCAACAACTTCTTCAATGGAACAAATGAGTTCTGATAAAACTGTATCTTCATCGAAATTTTCAATTTCATTAATACAGCTAGAAACATCATCTGCAGCTGACTCAAATATTTCTGCGTTATTTGTGTAAGACTCTGCTTTTGAGGATTGTTGTAAGTTTTCTGAAAGATTGTCAAATTTTTCTCTTTCTTCTTCTGCGATCTGAGAATATCCGTCAAACAAATCTGTCAAAGCCTCTTTAAGATCTGTCTTCGAAATCTCAGCCTTTATTTCTTCTATCGAGAACTCAGAATCTTCAAAAGCTCTTAACTTTTGAAGCTCAAAATTAACTGCATCTTGCAGTTTACAGAGCATACTTCTTTGTTGTTTGTTCATGATTTTAAAAGGGTATCCGAAGATACCCTTGTTAGGCCCATACAATTGTATCATCTAGAGCTTTAGCAGATTCTGCTAAAATTTCTAGACGATACGCCCTTGATAACATGACTGAATCATGTTTATGATTTTCTCTAAAGACCTTTAATTTCTGAGATAGTTCTGAAATATTTTCAATCTCACCTACATAGACATCCATGTCTTCAGTGATAAGACTTAATTGTCTTAGCAAGTATATCGCATTCACATTACTAAAATTAACATTAGGGTAAATATCTTCTGTCAAATACCTCGTATTATAAATTGGGTCTTCAGGTTCAGATGTATTAAAATCTGGATTGGACACTTTTACTGAGGTATTATGGTTTTTCAAGAAGAATGTAATACTCATTTTTGAATTTCTCTCGCTATTGCAATAAAGTCTTTTGGAGATAGCCCAAATGCATCTAGAACTGTTACAGGTTGTTCATCAATTTTTACAAGAAATGAGATTAACTTAGAAGCTCTAATATATTCGTTTTCATGCTCACTAAGTGCAAGGTGTATAACTTTCATATGATGTATTGTTGCAAACCTTCCGTCTGAAAGGATGATCTCACTCTTTTTATCGGATTGGGCACATACCTCCAGCGCATTCGTCTCCAATTTCGAGTTCATCTCCTGACTTAACAGAGGTGATTGGAACAGTTTCTGAGACCAGTCTGTCATATTCTTCCTTTGTAATCTCCTCATAAGGAGCTTGAGCAAACCCATGATCAGAGTGTAGTAAGAAAGACAAGCTCTTGAAGTTATTAGAATAATTTTCTTCTAAGTATTTTCTAATAAGTGGGATCTCACTCTTTCTGTAATACACTGTGCAAGAAACACTATTATCTGACCATACTGTTTGTAGCTGTTTGATAGTTTCTAATTGTTTAATTGCAGTCATCTGAGATGCCAATACAGTACCTTCAGGATATCTAAAGGGGAAAGTTACTACTACTGTATTATAGTCCTCAGAGCCATCAAAGTGCTTGGCAAACTCAACTGGGTACTTATTACGTCTACATACTTCTGCTAGCTCATGGCTTGCAGCAATTCTAATTCTCCGATACATATACTGTGCATATGCAGGGTGAATTCCAGGAGTTACGCCTGGTAATAGACTTAAAGTACCGGATGGCTTAACTGTTGTGAGCTTAATGCTTGTATTAAAATCATTGAGCTCAGAGTAGCGATTATCAAAGTCCCTAAGATAATTATAACCTTCATCGCACCACGACAATTGCTCTTGACTTGCTTGCAGAATTCCTGTGAGTCCAATTCCCATCCTCATATTTTTATGAACAATTCTTTCAGTCTCAGGGTTATGAGACGGAAGCAATAATGAATGTTTATTAATTCTATAAAGAAGTTCTAGAATATCAAGAAACTCTTCTTTTGAGTCTACGTTAGGTAAGAACACTTCTGCTAAGCAACATGTTTCAAATCTAGCTAATGATTGTTCCGCACACTTTATTGTTACTGGGACAAGTCATTTCTGCTTGTCTCTGCATGTTACCATGCAGAACAGACTATATCATCACCCATTTCTGGGGTTTATCGTCCGATTTTGTACTGAAAAGATGGAAGAATATATGGAGATACAATTTCTTCAAAAAGGTTTGAATACATATTTGGAATTGCCAAATCGTATCTCATTCCTTTTTTACGAGTATTTATCTCTAACCCAAGGGTTTCTTTTAAGCTCTTTTTTATTAGCATAAGATCGCCATAACAGAGGTTGTTTAAATGTAGTCTATAAGATGGTGTTGCATTGTCCCATCTCTTATCTACATATCTACTTCCATCTGCCATAAATGCAATTGCTAAAAATTCCTCATCCATCAAAGTGAGCATATGTGGGTCAACCACCTTATGTCCGTTTAAATAAATTCTTTGATGTATTTTTGTAAAGATTGGGTGATTATGACTTTGCAAACGTATTTGCTGTTGTCTATCGAACCCATCTTTTACATATATTTGAGGTAAGCTCTGTTTATAACCTACAGGCACTTCTTCCAGTGATTGTATGACTTTGTCTATGTAATCTTTATGCCTTTCTAACATATTGACTACTAAACACGCATTTGTTGAATTGCCGGGGAACATCAAATGCCCATCAAACATTGAAAAAGCATACAATCGTTTATTCAGATCTTTAATCATAGTCGTTACACTCTCCATATCGGATTAGCACGGTATTGTCCTTAAAGGAGTTTCACCGTTTTTAGATAAATTTTCTATAAGAATTACTTCTTAAAGCCCCTTATTGCAAAGGGTTATAACCCTCAACTTCTGGATCGGGATATTCTGTCTCATTCAATCTTCCAACTTCTCGTGAAAGTCGAAGATTGATCAAGCCATACGGTTCGCCTTTACCTTCGTAGCCATCCCAAAAGTATTCATGAAGATCTTCTAAATTATCTACAGCGACACTGTTGTTTGACATTCCTCGCCAGCTAGGAATATTACCCATATCCCAACGCTTTGCAAGCAAGTATTCTACATCATCAGGGTCACCTATTGCAATCTGTGCTGATCTACGAACATTTCCAGCCACGATTATATGGCCGATAATATTCATAATATCTAGAGCATCAATAGGTCTAATCTTCTTTCCACGCCTCTTCATCAATATCTCAGAGATCTTTCCTATACCCCACACTAAATCTTCAGGCCCGGATGCAACACCTCCAAACCCTTTGATAGGAGTACCCTTACCTCTGATTACCTGTGTAGAGAAGGTAAACGATCCCTTTTCCTTTGTTTCAGATAGAAAAGCTGCCTTGAGAGTTTTTCCTAGGAACTTTACCCATCCTTCTCTAGAATCAGGAATAATGTAATCAGCACCACCATGATCAAGTCTGGTAGGTGCATGGAACCATTCTCTAACTACTGGAAGTTTGTTTATATTTTTCTTTTGTAAGTTATAACCTACTCCAGAGCCCAATGCTAGCATATCCATTGCCCAGCAGAAAGGTCGTACAGGAGAGTCTATCGTCGTAAAGGCACAATTTTGTAAAGAAGCTAATCCGAGTCTATCTACTGTCTTTGTACCTAATTGCCACAAGAATCTTCCAGCAACTGAGCCCTTTAGACTTAGAAAGTAATATCTCAGACGATCTTCTTCTTCTTCAGTAAAACCAACTTTTAGCTGATTCCTACAAGCTTCAATTACTCGTTCAATAGTTTCATTAAATTCTTCAGTTCTGTTCTCACCCTCTACTGGTCTTGCATATGTTCTCTTATATGTCAGATAACCAACAGAAGACCATGGAGTTGTAGAAGAACTTGGGATTGTTGCCATTGTTTGCCCTTTAACTGATTGATGAAACACTCCTTAGGTAGATCAATATACCTCTTGTTCTAACCGACACTAATAAACTCTTCTTCAATATCACTGTCTGAGGCTACTAGTCTGCCCGTGTCATAGACATAATAGGCACCTTTTACAGTACCTGTAAGACCGGTATACCTAGACTTAAGAACTCTCATTTTAATTGTATTTCTTATCTTTTCATTAGCTGCAGTAAGGTCTCTTGCAAATGAAATAACATCAAATGAAATCTGTTTAATAGAACCTGAGCCTCTAATATCATCTAATGAAGGAAGCTTACCTTCTTCGAATGAAGACTTGCTTGTAGTCGAAGACTTCCGTAAGTGAGACACAAGACCTATCCAAACAGGATGTCGCTTAACTAGTCTTAGAAGATCATTCATAACCTTGTCTTGGGCTTCATTGCCTGTAAGGTTATCAACCCCTTCTGACACTAGAATTGTGATGTGATCAATAAACAAGTACTTACACCCTGTAAGACACATATACTCTAATTTATCTACAATTGAGGAATCATTCATTGCACCCTGATGGTCTAGTAATACTACCCTGTCTGATCCAAACACTTCGTCAAATCCTACTTTCAGTTCTTCAAGGGGTATTTCTTCCTTTGCAGGATTTCTATTCAAGACCATTCCAGACAGTTTTCTTGCTGTTTCTGCAGGGGATTCTTCTAAACTTACAACTCCGATTTTATCAGATGTTGTCGAGAGTACATGAAGCATTATCTCTCGCATGATTGTAGATTTGCCACTGCCTGTGCCAGAGATCAATAATGTTATTTCTCCCGGTCTCATTCCTTTTAGTTTGGTATTTACACCTTCTAGACAACTTGGGTATGGCAGTGATTTTACATTATTATAGTTTTCGAGAGATTGCCATAAAGTTTCTTTATTAATAATACCAGAGGGTACATAAGGAGCTGCATCAAATAAATATCCAATTAGCGCTGCTCCACTTTCTTTTTGTAATACTTCATTGGCATCTTTATGTGGTAACTTTGCTATTTTTACCTTGTCAATACCGATTATTTTAATTGCATTCTGTGTTGCTTCTTCACCAGCCTTATCATTGTCTAGACAAAGAATAACCTCATTAAACGATCTGATCCAGTCTCTGTTCTCTAGCAATGACTTTGTCATCATAGCCGAAGACAGACCAACTACTGGGTAGATCTTTCCATACTTTTCATAATTAGCCTGAGCAACGCTTAATGCATCAATCTCACCTTCTGTGATTATGAGCCTTCTGCCTGCACCATTAAATCTTTCTTTTCCAAACAAGGCGCTTGTATGATTTACCCATGTAAACTTTTTCGGTAGTTCTCTAATCTTAAAAGATGTCTCATTTTCATATGGATAATAGTGTGCTTCAACAGCCCCGCTATCTGGATCGTGACTTACACGTACTTTAAAAAATTCTAAAACTTCCTTCTTAATTCTTCTATCACTAAAGCCACGAGATAGTGGAAAGTTCTTGATTTCTTCGACAGAAATCTTCTTGGCAGGTTCTTTAACTACTTTTGGAATTTCCAATACATCACCTTCTTGTGGTTTAAACCACTGTCTACATGAGAAACAGAATGAGGTACCATCTTCATAAATGTTACGTGCATCAGAAGATCCACAGTTATTGTCCAGACATCGGACGTGATACTTGACTATCTTTCCCATCGTGGTATCTAATCATCCCTGAAATAATTGTAAAAGCTAATGAAACAATTAACAGATTTATAGGAGTCGGTTCAAAATGCAATAAGACTGCTATAACTGACCAGAATGCGAATAGTAGAGAAAGTGCTCCACAGATTGCACTAAGTATTTTCTGCATCTTTTGTCCTTTCTAAGACATCTTTCAATCTATTTTTATGTCTGGATGTAATTTGTTCCTTTACAGTCCAAGTCACCTTTTCAATTAGCGTATTGTAAAATACTTTAGAGGTAGGAGCCTCTACAAAACAGAGAGACCATGTCTCAGAGTATGATAGTGTTCCTTTTGTCTGATACTGTTCTAAGCAAATAAATTCAAACTCTTCTTTTGGTCTTACTTTTAGAAGTTCTGCTAGTAGTTTAGAAGAAGATGTATACTTCTTCCAATTACTTTCTTTTCCCTTATTTAGCTGACCCATTCCTAGAAAAAGCTTTTTTCCAATATAGGCTCTATTTAGGATTGTGTCATAGATAACATACACAAATCCAACATATGGTGGCCCCATCTTTTCTGGAAAGTCCCAGTGTCCATTAGGGCCTGCTTGACCAACAAATTGAATTTTTGTTACATTATCAGGTACTGTTGGTAGCTTACCTACAAACTTCATAGGTTTAGCAAATGTCTTAACACAGGCCACTCCTTTGCACTAAAGTAATCGTCTGTAGTTCTTTGAAGATGTATCATTTTGGCATTAGAGAGGAGATAATCAAACCACTCATCTCCATAAAAGGCCATATAATGCTCTACAACGATTTCCTGCATTTCTGATTCTTCTTTAGTATCTTTCAGATACTTTGTTGCTTTTACTTTACCAACACCAGGTATACCAGGAATGTTATCTGTTGAGTCTCCCATTAATAACTGTCTATAGTATAAATGAAGAGACTCTAACACACTAATTTCTTTTATTTCACCTTTGTCAATTGATAGATTTTGCTTTATTGGTATTTTGTAATGCTTTCCTGGAATACACTCTAGATCTTTGTCAATAGAGCAGATAACATAAGGATCACCAGCAAGAGAGGCTTCTCTTGCCCAGATTCGAATATAGTCATCCGCCTCTCTGCCATGAGCTGCAATTGCAAGACCTTCTGCGACGGCTAGTTCTCTTAATACTGGAACAAACATGTTAGTTTTTGTAGGATCTGCATGTCTATTCAACTTATACTCAGGATACAACAAATTTCTAAAATTATCTTGACCCTTTACAACCATGAGATAATCAGTAGCATAAAAGTGTTCTAATATTCTCTCTAAGTCTTTCTTAAAGTTTTCCCATGATTCTTCTAGGTAAGCCCTATCCTCTTGTACTGTAAACTCTAACGGTACTCTCTTCCCGTCATTGTCAAGTTGTACATAGTTTATACCATCTATTACTCTTCCGGATTTTTCCCACCTAGATCTACATGCCTTATAGGCTAATACATCTCCATCAATAATTGGTAATAGCATTTTACAAATCTATAACTGAATGAATATGTTTATAATTTATATCATTACGAAATTCATAATCTTCTCTTACTTCACAGACTTTAGCAAGTTTATAAAATTGCCCATAAGGTACAATTACTGTTGAACCTTCTTGAATAGGAATAGTAGATTTATATGTGTAGATTTTTGACCATCCACCTCTATCATAAAAAGCTGCACCTACTGCGTATATTTTTGTCATATTTAAAAAAGGGCAGTTACCTGCCCTTTCCAAAGCGGCCGTATAGATAGCCGAGATAATAAAAGAATTTAACCTTTAGCCTTAGCTTGAGGCTTCTTAATTTGCTTAAAACGATCTTTGACATGTTTCGACATATTGGCAAGTTCGCCATCAAAGATGCCAATTAACATGCCTTGTTGTTCCTCACCCATATTAGGCCACTCAAAAATCGCTCTAGTCCATTTAACTCCATCTTCTAATACTACCATTTCAAGCCTCAGTTCAAGAGGATTGGTTGTAGTCGGGATAGGAGCTCTTCCTCTAACCATTTCCTTTGAAATATTATTTAACTTTGTAAGAGCCCTAACCATACTATCTTCAAGATCTTCTACAACGCTAACCTTTTCAAGATTAGTCCAATTATAGATCTTAGGCTCTTTTACTTCACGACCGTCATCACCGTGAAAGGTGACTTTAGCAATAACTTCAAACACAATACTCTCCTTAGTGAACTTCGTACCAGTTGTTGCCGATTTTAGCACCGCCGTCCATTATATTAATGCCATATAACTTAGGACCTTTTTCGAAACTGCTCTTCCCAATTTCTGCGGCTCTTTCTGCATATTCGTCAGGAACTAGAAACTCTTTCTCATCATGGTAATAAATCAATGGAATATAGGGTATGTTTTCTTGCTCTAGTTGACGAACGGTTAACATTATGGCAGTAGAGCAAGTTATCTTTTCTGTTGCTTGTAAAAGATATACTAATAGTTTATGGAAGGAGTCTACGTATATTCTATTACCTACTAGTGAACGAATATAACCAGGCCCATCTTGTGAAGTCTTAGCATATACTGCTGATAATTTATCAAGAAGCTCCTTAAATCCTGGAACTGCTTTGATAAATCCTTTCTTTAACTCATTTCCATTCTTTACATCTATTTTTCCGAAGATGTATGACCAAAGTTTACCACCAGAAGCTCCAAACAAGAAAGCATATAATATTCTCTTAGCTTGGCCCCTAGCGACTACATGGTCAACACCCATTTCACTCAGCACTTTAGTAAGAACGTCTGCATTAAATTGATGAATATCACCTTTGGTAATAAGTTCAATGTACTCTTTATTATTTAGATAATATGCAAGACCACGTGCTTGATTACCTGAAGAGTCACAGCCAATAATCTTCCATCCAGGCAGTGTAGTAAAAAGCTCTCTCATTTCTTTGCCCCATACTGCATCTGTACCTGGAACATTAACAATAATCTGATGCCGAGCTCTCATACTCGGTGTACCAATTAGCATACATGTGCCATGTACACGATTATTACTGTCAACATTTTTTAACCATGTATCTACTACGGCATACCTCGATCTTGCTGTAAGAAAATTCAAATATAATTGACCATCACCACCGAGAAATTCTAGACTATCTTCAGTTATCTTAGGAGATGTCTTTTCTTTCTTTCCTGTTTCTTCATTAAACTTGAAGTTATACTGTGTAGGCACCCAGCCATGTCTAAATAAGAACAATTTTACATCTGCAACAGAGTCTAATGAAAGTGGCTCAAAAGAAACTCTACAGTAAGGGCCTTGGATTGGCTGTTCTTCTCCAGGGTATCCCGAGCATGGGTCAATTCCAAAATATCGAGATGTATGAACATCATAAAAGCCTTGTTTTGTCCATCGAGGGTATTTCTCCTCAACAGTACCTCTTACTTTATCAAGTGCAACTGTTTTTGTTCCTAGCTTGTGTGTTAGTTGTTTATATGCATTATCTAGTTCAACCTTAAGAAGTGCTCTTAATTCTTCTGCCTTTGCAACATCAAAAGGCCATCCATACATTTCTGCCTTAGAAGTCCATTCATTTGCATACTGCTCTGCCTCGATGTATGTCAGTAATTCTTGTTTAAATCGCATTCCTTCTTTTAATTCAGGCAAAAGTGTCTTATAAATTCTTACTGCAATTTCAGTATCCTTTGCACAGTACTCAATCATCTCTGGTGTACATTTAGAGAAGTCATCAAACTTGATTTTAGGATATCCTAAGAAAGAGCCCCATGCCTCAAGTGAATGCCCTTCAGGAAATCTTTTATAATCAAGTATCTGAGACATTATTAGTGTATCTCTAATCTTGATTTTTCTATCTACTTTGTAATTGAAGAGTTTCTCTAATAATGGAATGTCAAATCCTGTTATATTATGCCCAATTAACACATCACAACTATCAATGAGTTTTTTCCATCCTAAATCACCTTCAAGGAAGGTATAGGACTCTTGCGTATCAACATCAATAGCATGTAAGACCCACATCCTAGAGGCTGAGGGTAGTAGTCCGTCAGCCTCAATATCAAATACTATCTTTCTCATCTAGGTATTTAAACATCTTGTCAGGTGAAACTGCCTTATTACCGTTCTTTATATAAGCGCAAAGAAAGGTAAGGTACCACCTAGCCTTAAGCAACTCTTGTAGTGAGTGATCTTTTTGCCCATTCCTGTCAAGATACTTTCTCACTTGCATTTCAACAGATGCAATAAACCTGTCTGGGTCTCTTAGAGTAGGTATCTTTGACATTGTTTCTAACCATTGATAGTCATCAACATAATTCTTATAATGAGAAGGGTCTACTGCCTTTTCAATCTTTTCAGGTTGCATACCTAATCTCCATACTGACCTCTCTAGAGTAATTGCCCATGACTCCATGTCATCTTCATCACGGATTACATGGCCATATTTTTGCTCTAAACCATCAAACACTCTCACTTCAAATGGAGGAACATAGTCTGTAGGCTTGATTTCATTAATATCAGTAGAGATATACATGACTGGGCCAGAGTTATCTCTATAGTGTCGTTCGTAAAAGTATCGCATAAGATTTTAAGGGGATGTCTTATTAGGACATCCCCTTTGTTAATTAGACAAATTCTTCGTCTGTATCTGCCGTATCAGGATCAACAACCTCTGTATCTGTCTGCTCAAACTCGTCACTTCTCGGAGGAGGCGTATAGACAACATGTTTTGTGATCTGAACACCCATTAGAATGCTTGCAACAGCATTCCTACCATCATCTTTCGGGTATGAATATTGGAAAATACGAACATTTCCAATAGAACCATTTCCGATAGAGTTGGGATTAATGTCCTCTAATGCACCATTAATAACCTTTACAGGCTGGGCAGGAACATTTTCCTTTTCCTTAATGGACTTCTTCTTAAGGTTGACACGATAGTATGGTGCACTATCATCGTCAGGAACAATTGCCTTAACAGGAAGATTTAAAGCTTCCCATTCTTTCTTTACTTCTTTACTGGTAGTCCGAATCTGACATTCCCATGTCGGATTCTTCTTATTGTATTTATCGTTAGGACGCTTAGGATCCAGCTTGCAATAATACAATTCTACATTCTTGATAATTGCCATTTTACGCCTTTAGTTAAGAAAGTTACGATCCCTTTAGGGTTAATGTAACGGGTTGGTTAAGTAAGAGCTTCAAGTTGCTCAGAAATTTTGACCTTACGCGCATTTACTTCTGCAAGTTCTTTTTTCAATGTTTCTTCCAGTTCTTTCTTATCTGGTGCAGGAGGTTCAATAGAAAGCACTTCTGGCAAAATTCTAATGACAGGTGCCTTACCTGTCATTTCAAGCTTTGTAATTTCATTATCATAATTAGATTTAATATTCAAACAATATGCATTTGACAACAACCTCAGTAGTGTAGTAGCATCTGTGTCATATACTTCAAAACAGATGGCAGCACTATAACCTGTACTAATTGCGACTCTCATTCTTCATCTTCCTCTTTAAGTGTGTCCCATTCTTCTTGGACAATACCGGTTTTAATAAACTCACGTTCGTTAGGTGATAAATGTGGCATAAGATTTTGAATAATATCTTCTCCACGTTCCCATCTAGCTAGAACATCTGGAGAAACATCTACTTCCAATGTTCTAGTTTTTCCTGTCATTATGGAAGTTCTGGTGATTTGCATCGTTGATCCTCTTCAGTTAACCCTATTGACTTAAGGACATTTTCACTATTATTTGCAATATCATCTGGAATTAAGTATGTGTTTCCACCTGCATTATTTGTTGCAAGAAACACTTCAACAAACGTAAAGTTAAAGTACCATTGACATATATCAAAAACAGCCGGTGCCTCTGCTAACGAAGTTCTATTAACTGTTCTAATTTCTCTGAGGTCTTCAGGACTTTCTACGACAAAAACATTGCCTCCAAAAACTTCGTTAAAAGGATATTTACCAATATTTTCTACTGTTTCGTAGGGTAGATAATCAACCATAATTTCTAAATATCTATCTCCTACTAACTGGTTAAATTCCATTAATTCTTCTGCTGTTTTAAATTCTTTCATATTAACTCCTATGAGAAAGCATACTCTGATTCAAGAATTGAAGTAATGTCTAGACTTCCAAACTTAACCCCTTTCAAGTCACCATTCATTTCATTCATTAACTTATATATTGGATTTACACTATACAACTCTACAAATGTTTCTCTCACAAATCTGAATAAATCCGGCATATCTGCAAACAGACACCCGTAAGAATCATGAATTGTCGTAATAGGAAAATTACATTTATGGACTGTATAAGCTAAGTGGGCAGCATCTAAACTATGTATAATATTTGGACTTGCACTTTGTGATTGCTTTCCTTTTGATGGCACATGATCTTCTACAAAACAGATAGAAAGCTGTAATGTGTTTTCATAATACCCTGTACTAAGCTTTGGCCCTGTAGGCGGCCCATATTGTACGTATATCTTTTTAGTAATACCTTCAGTATAGTTTTGAACTACTGGGAAGTTTGTCAAAGGAGTATGCCAAGAAAGAAACTTGCCTTCTTTTTCAGCCTTACTTCCAACTTCTTCAAATACTTTTAGTAGTTGCATAGGTCTTTCGAGAGACTTTCGACAATCTTCATAAATCTCTCTGCCTAGATAAGCGCCCCACCTATGCTCCATCTGGTATAATAGCTCAATTCCATGCTTCTTAGCATCTGCAATCTGTTGCTCACCTAAACCATATGGTGTGCCTCCATAGGGTAGAGTCATTGTATTTCTTTTAACAATCTTTCTTCTATGCTTAGTATCTCTAATTCGTAACCAAAACACTGGAGAAGCTAATGTAATTAAAGCGTCATTCTTTTGTTTAAACTCTTTTATTCGATTTACTAGATTCTTTCTTAATTCACTTTTATAATCGACTGCTGCAATTTCCTTCTTAATCTCTATTAGCTTGTTAATAACATCTTCACAAACTTCTAGTTCTTCCTCGGAGTATTTTGCAACAATCCTTTCAAGTCTTTCCCATACGTGTTTCGCAACATATGCATATAAATCACCTGGGTATTGAGTTCTTACCAGATTCACATGAACAGCAGTCACCTCGTCTCTTGTTAAGGCAGCTAAGTGCTGACTTCCATTTGTACTACCATCTATAAAACCCTCTAAATGGCATTCATATTCATAGCTATCAAAATTACCATGTGTACTCCACTGCCATTGTCTTAGTTTCTTTAACTCAACACAGCCTGCTAAGAATTGCCAAGGCTTATCAGCCTTCATCCATCCTTGGTTCTCTTTAGGTGCTTCTGCATATGATAAAAATACTTCTTCATTTGTAATTGCCCAAAGATATCTTTCTTTTAGAGGTATTTTATCTGTCTTTAGCCCATCTTCTCTACCTGCATCATTGCCCCAATTAGAAGCTAAGCATACCATCAGCCAGAAGAAACCTTCTTTACCTAAGGCTTTCTTGTCTGCTCTTAATAGCAAGCCTCTAGCCAGGTCAGAACCTTGTTCATGTAGATAGGCAGTCGTTGGATATTTTCTACCCCTGAAATCGTAGTAATAAAGATGATAAAATTTCTTATCTATAAATCTTTTTGCAATATCACCAATTGACCTGGCTTCTCTCAATTTTGTCAGCTTAGCTTCCTGACTAGCTAATTCCCATATTTCAGCAAAGGCTTCGGTACGATTTGCTAATGCCCAGTGATACACACTAAAAACGTCTTTGTTAACTGTCCAGCCGATTCTCTGTGCTCTATTTAAACATTCAAAAACAATTGGATGTGTCTCAGGCGTTAACTCATTTAACACTTCTTTAGAACCTGTTTTGACCATTGTCATTCCAGATTCATGACGAACAGATGTCCAATCTGCATAAGGGACTTCTGAGGGCAGTTTCTCAATGCCACTAGGAACAGTATTCCATAAGTTACAGAGTATCTCATCTTTAAGGACTTGTACAATATAAGTATGATGTCCTTTAAGTCCTTGGCCTAAAACAGTCTGAATTACGCCCTCTTTTTCAAAAGTATATAAAAGAAAGGCACCTGTTTTAGCTGCTAATGAAGAGTTTTTTGGAAGCTTTAACTTACTACGTAAACTATGCCCAAGGGCTGATATGACCTCTGTAAGGAATATTGCAGTATTGTAGTGTTTCTTCTTTGGTCTAGTATATAAATATACAATTCCAATTATTGTGTCAAGATGATCCTCAATTTCAACTTCTTTTAGATAGATTAGAGGATTTCTGACAGATATTTCTGTCTCAATTCTATATCTATAACTCTGTAAAATACGTTCTCTTGTTAAGACATCCATTTAAATAGACCGGGGAACACTGCAGTTATTACATAAAACCCGAGGAAGTACAAACAGATAGCAATCCAAAAGGGTACAACTCCTTTCATGTGCTTTAAGAAACTTTCAAACATCCCTTACGCTTTCACGTTAATTGGCTTAGGAAGCTGGTGCCAATTCGACACCAGCACGATGACTGATGTCGAGGGATACATTCGAAAAAAAAAAAATAAAGTTAGAAAATAAATACTACCACCCCCCTTAGGAGTGGTAGTCAAGTTTCATCATATGAGCTGTAAGCTCATTCATCTTCTTTAATAGCTCAGGATCTTGTGTTACACTATGCTTTTCAGCAATGATTGTAAACTCTCTGCTTAGTTCTGCAAATTCTTCTATCTTAGTCTTTTCACACTTCACAAAATGTTTTTTGTAACTTTCATCGACCTCTTTCACGCAAGCATGGTACTCTTCCATGTTTACGAACCCCTTGGGCGTATCCAGAGGAGGTCCAATAAAGAACGCTCTGAACTTCGACCAAGGAGGAGGTTTTTTATTTGACATTACTGGCTAAACTTATGAACAACCCAGTCCTTCTGCTCGCGAAGCTTACGGACTACTGTGTTATAAATAGTCTTTGATTCCGCGTCCAGATGGTCTTGATATGCCTTCGTCATGTCTTGCAAATCGCTTCGGTACTCTTGCACCTTAAGTTCGGCGGTTACAAGTTCATTAGACGTCTTAGCAAGTACTGTACTAAGCTCTTCAATTTGTTGTTGCTGAAGCTTAATTACATTATCACGCTCCTCTGCTTTTGCTTTTAGACTTACTACTTGTTCTCGCATCATCATGTAGTCCGTAGTTCCGACATACGCGAACGTACCAATCAGAACTAACAGTGCTACCTTCAAGTAAGTCTTTGCATCTTCCCAAAGGACACGCCATGTATAGGGACGATAAACGACAACAGTGTTCATAGTAACTCCTTTGATTAAATAATACCAGTTGAAATAAACACAATCAAACCAATTATAATTATAATAGACACACTCCCGACTACTTTGTGAATATCCATATGTTTCCTTATGTGGTAGGCCGGATAGGATTTGAACCTATGACCAAAAACGGTATGCCAGCTCGGAGTCGAACCGAGGATCAATATCTTATGAGGATACTGCTTTAACCACTAAGCTACTGGCACATTGAGAACAAATTTTCTTCTTGCTTCGATAGCTTCACTTTCAGTATTGAATCTTCCAATATAATGGCGTTTTCCGTTTATATTGTAATGTGCACTATACTTTTTACCAACTTTCCAAACACCAACATTATCATGGTCAGATCTTTTTGAGTTTCTGTTATTTTCAGAAGCTGTTAAAAGTCTTAGGTTTTCAATTCTATTATCTGAGCGATCACGATTGATGTGATCTACAGTAAAGTTGGCAGGAATTTCGTTGTTGAAATAGATCCATATCAGTCGATGAGCCTGATAAAATCTCATATCTAGTTTGATATGAACATATCCTCTGGAATTCATTGTCCCAGCAACACTTCCAGACCTGACTGGACCTCTTTGTTCTTTCCAAAGCAAGAGACCGTTTTTGTATACGAATACTTTTTGTAAGTATTCTTTCGTTATCATTTTAACTCCTAAAGTTAATAGATAAATACTCTGACCATCTGAGCTACCGGCCCTAAGTGGTGGAAGCAAAGGGTTTCGAACCCCTGACCTATACCTTGTAAGGGTACCGCTCTACCCCTGAGCTATGCTTCCTACATCTATTGCCTTTTTCTTCTTTCTGACGCTCTTCTAATGTGAAGGTTCTTGTATCTTCGCCAATAGCATACCAGTACACTTTATTATTTGATTCAATCGAAGCTGCTACTTTTCTTTTCTTAAAGTGAGAAAGAGTTGCTGTGACTTGATTATAGTTAAGCTTAGTCTTCTCCATAATCTGCCGTGCTGTCATAAAGTCATCTTCATTTTCAAGGAGTGTTTGTATCTTATGAGTACAGGTTTCTTCCTTGTTAACTCTCCTCATTAAAAACTCCTCAAAAGCCCATCCTTAAATGTCCACAAAACTATAGTATTTCGACAGGCAGGAGAATTTTCATATCTGTTGTAGTCTTCACCGGGATACACTACCCCATAAGCAAAGGCTCCATCAAACATATTATTGTAACGAATAACTTTTACTGCTCTTGTAAAGTCTCCAGGATAAAGACCCTCATTTGCAATTATAGCCCTTGCAATGTTTTCTGTTACTGTTGACATTATTTGGATTCCTCCTGCATAGTTGACCAGTCTTTAATACTAACGGATGTGCTATACTCGGTGACAGCCACTACAGGCATTTGCCCATAACCACTGTCATACATTATCCAAACTTCTTTATTCCTATCCTGAATCTTAGTAAGTGCATCAATCATTTCTTGAACAGTCATGCTTCTTCCTTTATTGAATTAGAGAATAGTGGCTCACATAAAGCAGTGTTTCCTTGACTTGGAGTTAAATTAAAAACTGGCGCTAACCCAGTCCACCACTATTCTCTAAACTGGCCTCTCGAAGTGGGCTCGAACCACTGACCTACAGCTTAGCTTCCTACTCCCTATTACTAGGACCAATTACTCTTTTAGAGATTATTGTTGTAGGCTGGACTATATCATCACCATTTCAGGCGGAAGGCGTATAGTCTCTACGGATCCCATTAATCTATGGTTTCCTCGGAGTTGTCCTGAAATCTTTTAAATTTCATTAGGAGATTCTCCGATATAGCCTTCTTCATTTCATGGGTTAACTCATGGAGTTGTGCATATCTTGAGAACTTTCCAGAACAAGATCTAGAACAAAACACTCCATATTTCTTTTCAGATGTCTGGAATGCCAGCCTATATTCTCGCTCAAAGATAGTATCACAATGTGGACATTTTAAATAGCACATTGTAATACCTTGTTCAAGACCATGCAAACGATTATGCTCTCTTGAATCTAATACTTCTAGATTTTCGATTACATTGTTTCGTTTATTTCCATCTTTATGATGTACAACTTCATTCTCTAACAAAAGTCTACCTAGGTAATTTTCCATCACAATACGATGATGAAATACATAGCCTAGCTTAGTAGCCTTAGGATGCTCTGGCACTTTACAGTACCAATAGACTCCTTTGGAGATTAACTTTTGTATTTCCCACATGAACGCTCCTTTACATTAAAGGCTGTTGTTCTATCCAACTGAACTATCGAGAGAATTACAACCCAAGGAGCACTTTTTAGAATGCCCTATGGGTTGTAACCCGAGAGATAACACAGAAACTAGCTAAGAATCTATATAAATCTCGTCTTACAGCTTGCTAGCTACAGCTTTCTCAAGGCCATAGCATCACCGTACGGTTCAGGGTTGAGAGCCCTACATAATATAAGCTTCCTCCTTTAATTGTTTAACACCGTAAGTTCACAATTAAAGGCCATTATAGCATCTTACACCAGAGGTGTTTCGTTCTTTTGAACTCATCAGAGATGCATTGGTGCCACCTGTCAGACTTGAACTGACGACCTTCCGCTTACAAGGCGGGTGCTCTACCAACTGAGCTAAAGTGGCATTATAACCCTCTTGTTAGAGGGTACTTCGGGATTTACACCCGTTGGATTGTCACCTGGTAAGGTGCTTCTCCCTGATCCTGACACCATGCACAGATTGTCGCTCTTGGTACACTAGTCAGTATTTCCATGACACAATCAGAGAATAAGGCAATTACTCTGAACATGTCTGCTCCTTCTGCCCTTTGGGCTTTTAGATCTGCACTATTACAGACCTCTTAAGGATACATTCAAATACCCTTAAGAGGTGTACGTTTTTAACCCCGATGGAAAACGTACAAACCACCTCAGGAAACTTTACAGCTTAGAAACTGTCTCTACGAAATCGTGAATGTCACAAAGATCCTTAGCCTCTTTCAAACCAATACCGAAAAGGCTTCGTAGGAGCTTGATCTGGTCAAGCTTTGTTCTTGTCAGCTTATAGAGGGCTTTCATTCCAACTAGTGGAACTGAGACTGACCTTTCACTGTCGTAGATAACATAGCAGATAGCAATGGTGTCAAAATGAATATTATTATATTTATAAGAAACTTTTGTTTCTTGGCTGTTTACTGCATCTTTAAACAATTGTCCAAGAGAATCAGTCATGCTTCTTCCTTTTTAAATGGTGCGAACGGCCGGACTCGAACCGGCACGCTGTGAAGCGAGAGATTTTAAGTCTCTTGTGTCTACCTATTTCACCACGTTCGCTTTCTCAGCTCTTCATATAAGATACCTTATTTTCCGCGTTTCTTTTCAGGAAATGTAGAAGGTTTAGTTCCTACATTATTTTCTGCTGCCCACTGTCTTACAATCTTATCCTTGAATTCCTGAGCAGCCCTCATTTCTTCAGGTGTCAGAATCCTTCCAATGCCAGGCCTTTTCTTCATGTCAAACTCCTAACTTCTTCAATGATTTTCAAAGCTTCTTCAACTGATACATAACCTCTTATTACTTCAGTTAGTTCATCCCTTTTCCAATATGCAACCTCTGCATTCTTACAGTGGAGTGGTGTATCAATTACTTTCTTATTATCACAGTCATTTATCCAATCCCAGTGAACAGAGACTGTGTATCCATTGTCAAGAACTAGGCTAAAGCCTCTCGTATTAGAAACAAACTTAGACATAAGTAATAAACAAGTTGATAAACCACATCCACATATAGGCAAGAACACCAATGCCAACCAAGAACCAAACAGTATACATACGGATCTTCATAATTAACCTTTCACGCAATAATTACCTTGAGTAGACCATCCAGCAGGGCATGGCCCTTTCTTAGGAATCGATTGCTTTTCTTGTCGAACTGCAACACAGTAATTACCTTGAGTAGAGTATCCTGCAGGGCAAGAGCCTACTTTAGGAACTACATCCTTTGCAAACACATTAACACTCATAAATAAACAGACTAACAGTGTAACAAACGTCTTCATGATTACTCCTATTAAAGTCCCTTTTGGGTCTTCATATAAGATACCTATTTTTCCGCGTTTTATTTACTTTACAGTTCGCTGAAAATGAGGATCATCTTTAAATCTTTTCCAAAACATTCCCGCCTGATTTAGAGGATCTAATGACTCCCAATAATTACCAAGTTCAGACGGATAAACAAGAGTACCATTTGACGTAAAGTGAAGATCTGCAGCACACTTGTTTAAATGCATACTATTCATTGTCATAGATCTGCCAGTCTTCATATAGATTTGCTGTTGCTCAGGTGTTCTATACACTTCCCCAATACGAACACCATATCCTATTTCCTGGGCTTTTGTGATTAACATCACCAAATGTTTAGAGAATATCTCTTGGTGTTCACCTAGTGTCATTATCTTCTCCCCACACTCTTTGTAACAACTTCACCAATAACTTCATCTTTCCTTTGTGAAGATTTACTAGAACCATAAAAGAAGGAAATCATTTGTGAAATAATTGTACCTAACATAAACCCTAAGATAGTATCAGCAAATCTGATGTTATCGGGAGGAATATTTCCAAATGTAAGAAACCCAATATAAGTCATCGCTCCAATAGTCCAGGCCAATGCAAAGTAATATACAAATCTCTTAGCAAACTTATCATCTTGTTCTAATGCAGCGATCTGCATCTTTCTAGCACTATCTGAGTCTGCAAGATATGCCTTCTCAAGATCAATCTCCATTCTGCGAGATTCTTGGGCAATCTTTAGGAGTTCTTCTTCATGATCTAGCTGATATTGTCTTAATGTCAATAATTGTTCACTACTTAGATCCATAGAATCTAAGCTTACACCTGTTTTCTTTTCAACCCAGTCCTTACCTTTAGCAAGTACTGCGTTACCTAAGAGATCCAATCCTTT